TCCCCTGCTGGGTCGCCATAGCATTTATACTGGTACCCTTTGTAATCTTTATTCAAAACCTGTATTAATATTTTGGCAAAATTTTGAATTGATGTATCAATAGTTACTATTTCCTCAAGCACTCTGCGTTGCCCCGTAGGTGATATTTGAGTAATTAAAGCTGCCGGTGTGTTACCATAGTCAATACCAATATGAAGTATTACGCCCGGTATTGGTTTTAAATCATTCACGCAGTGCAGTTCATCTCTGTAAGATTGGTTATATACTGGCTTACCATCTTGTATAGTACCGTATTTACCATGCACAAATACGTTTGTCCATTCTTTAGTTTTACCTGCAGCAATCCTTTGATAATAACCTCGTGGTAGATGCTTTATATTTTCCGCTTCTGGGCTCAAACCCGATGGTTGCCCCCAGAACTCCCACCCTTCTGGTGTCTCAACTTCTGCACCATTATACCACCAATGGTCATCATCTGGTGGGTTGGTATCCATAATAATACCATACCATGTTGGCCACTGATCGTCTGGTACTTCGTCTGGTTTTTCCTTCCTTGCTGGGTACCTACCCACACGCCCTGTACCGGCATCTACGATGTCCTTATGAATAAACCTAGCCTCGTTAAAGAATATGCCAGTTACCTCTAAGGACAATAGCTTCTTCACATCGTCTGGTCGGTCTAACGCAAGAAATATTACCTCAAGCTCTATATCTTCTATAGCAACACGGTGCGTGATTGGCGGTTTTCTATTCATCTTACCAAACACCGCCTCTGGGAACCAATCCAACCATGTTTTAATAGTCGTTGTTTCCAGTTCTGGCCCTGTATTCCTCACTACAGCCCACCTAGTACGGCGTTTACCATCAATAGAAGGGTGCTGTTGCTTGGCTCTAATGAATATCTCAAGACAACAACCCACTGATTTACCAGAACCTATCGGCCCTTTAACGCCTCTAACAAACGCATTTGATGCGTGAAAGTCAGCTAAAGTCGGACTAGCTTGGTAATTAAGCTTGAACGTTGGCGTTGCTGGTGCTTGCTCGTATGGATTATTTCTGTTCTTCGCCATCGCCTAAAAGATCGCTTGATGGTTGAGACTGCTTTTTGTTGGCGGTTGCTTCTCTACGCTTTGCGTTCTTTTGGTCTCTTGCGAGACTGTCCGGTGTCTTTAGTTGGGAATCGCTCTTTATGCCTTGCCAGAATTGTATGTGAGTACACGGTACTATTTCCTTACAACAACCGCAGACACCAAGAAACATTGGTGCGGTGTTACGTGGATTCTTCCATGTTGCGCCGTTATTCTCCGCACAAGATGGACATATTTGCAATACGCTGTTTGTCATTTTCTTTTGATTTAATGTTAATATTAATACTATGGTCGCTTTTGTTTGTTGATTCCTGTGGTGTTGCGTTGACCGCTTTCAGCGGCGTGTTTTGCGTGTCATTTGATTTAGCGGTAGCGTTGCCAGTATCAATTTGAATTAATACCTGTGGCGCTGTTTGCGTGGCGTCCTTGAAGTTACCACTGGCTCTAAGCATATTACCAGCCATAGCGGCTAGTGCGCTACCAGCCTTAGAATCGCCTTCTTTAAATCTGTTATGAATATCTCTAAGTATTTCAACACTCCAACCAGCTACGGTTTTAGCGTCCATTAATACTGCGTCCTCGTACGCTTGGTGTATCCTGTTAAGAACATCTGTAAATTTCGGCTGATCTAACCATTGTGTGTACACTTTCTTGGGAATGTTAAGTGTTTTGAGCGTACGGTCTACGTCTAAATCCTTTTTATATTCCTCAAAAAAGGCATACGCCTTAAGGTCATACGGCACCACATCGGTTGACCCGGGTTTATTAGGGTCATGTATTTCTTCTAATGGTGGCATTTGTTTAGTTGTTTTCTTTAACTTATCCATAAATGGGTCAAATCTTTTCTGTATCTGTTCGTCTTTAAAGAGATTTTTCATTTGTTTTACTAACAACTGAATATACTTGTAAACCATATTGTAAGAACTAATTATTGAATTGTCAAGCAAAAGACTAAATTAGCAGTTTTCCGTGTGTGGGCCTTAAAAAATATTTTAAGCCGGCCGTTATTCTGACGTATATAGCGTTCTGAACGCCGTTAATGTACATGGAATTATAGAGATGAAATAGGTGATGACGGGGGTGGCAAACCGATTTTCGGGGTACCCCCTCACTACACGCCTTACACTTTCAAAACTGCCACGATGAGAGCGAAAGGCGTGCTTGAAATTTCAATAAACTTTCTTGAATTTAATCTTGAAAAATCAATAATATGTTTTAAGCTAACTAAGCTTAATGCGCTTATGTAAGCGTAATGGATTATATTGTTTAGAGGAGATAGACTCAATACGATTTATAACCTTTATAAAAACTTTACTAAATACACTAAAACAACTAACTAACCTAAACCAAACTAAACGCTATTATTAATATGTTGCTAAAATACTACATTAAATTCAAATATAGAAACAGTGAGCGAACTCGATATATTAAAGCTAGGTGCATACATGATGCCATAATAAAACTACTAGATAAGCATAAAAAGAACTCTATTACAGCCATATCTATTGAAGGCGACCCATTACCAACCAGACAAGACACAGCAGCCGAACTTATCAAAAAGAAAGAAGAGGCCAAAGAAAGAAAAAGAAAAGGCGCAATAAAATACTACCAGTTGACTGGTAAGACAGTTTTTGACAAATAATCCACTATTGAAATTTAAAGAAACTACCCATCACAAATATCACAATGTAACACCTAATGTGTCTAGTCCGAAGCCAGTGTTTCTGCGGTTGTGACTAGTTGTAATACTTGTAACACCTTTTTTCTACTACTTAATAATTTTTATTTACTAATAAATGCTCAATGTATCATCACCTTATTTCTATACTAGTTACATATACTAATTACATATACTAGTTACATATACCATATTTTAATAAAATCTTAATAGGTAAGAAATAGGTATTACACCTATTACAACCGCAGAAACACTGGCTTCAAACTAGACACACTACCTATTACATGTGATATCACACTTATTGACTTTTCAAGAAATAAATAAATAAAACTAAAAAACTTGACATTTTATACTAATTACATTAACTAATTACATTAACTAGTTACTTACATTAACTAGTTACTAACTTATATTTAGTAACAATTAACCTTAATTAAATTATTATATCTAAAATTACACTTAGTGAGAAAGATTTTAAATCTTTTTACAAAAAATTATCAATAACTCAATTAGCTAACCTTTTAGGGGTTAGCCGATTAACTATATATCGCACAGCCAAGCAATATGGTCTCACAAAGCAAGAAGCCATAGGAGATAAATTGATTTTAACAGAGGCTAAAAGCGAAATACTAAGTAATGGCACTTATTTAGTTAATAAAGATCAATTTATTAGACTCTATAACCTCTTAACTACTCAAAAACTGGCTGCTCATTATGGAGTAAGTCGCATGTCTATATGGCGTAAAGCTAAGCAATTAGGCCTTTCAAAAAGAAAAACAAAACTTTCTTAGAATTTTTTTACCCTGTCAATTAGTATTTTCCTTGATATTTCAAGATAAACAACTAAAACTAGAAAAAACTATTGACCTTTTAGAATGCCCCATATAAGATAATATTATTATTAACATAAAAAAAAGAGTTTTAATATGGATAAAAACCAACCTAACAATGCAACTTCAGTAGTTTGTGAGAGCGAACTTGAACAAATTGAACAAAATGAACAAATTGAAATGATATTCAATGAAAGTCAATTTTGCCAGGAATTACTGGATACTTGGGGTGTAGATTTAAAAGATTTAAGATAGGAAAAGGACTCTAATTAATGATAGAGTCCTTTTATAAAAAAAAGAGAAACTTTATTTTAGCGTTTATTCTTTCAAAAATCAACACTTTTTCAACACTTTTTCAACACTTTTTCAAAATTAGTACAAACTATTTAAACTTTTAATGCCATCAACCTTAGCAACAAAACGTCAGGTTAGACAATGGCGATTTTAGCAAACTGTCAGGTTAGACAATGGCGATTTTAGCAAACTGTCAGGTTAGACAATGGCAATTTTTAGCAAATAAAATTATTTTTAAAAAAGTTCTTGACATTTCAAGAAATTAATCTTATACTTAGGTTATATCTTGAATTTTCAAGGTATATTTTAATTTATTAACTTTAAACAAAAACGATTATGACTAATACAATAAATATTAAAAAAGTAAAAGTTAGCAATATGACCTCTTCAAATGGTAATAAGATTGCTAATCAATTCATTATTGAAACCGAAAGCGGACTTTATTTTCAAAGTTACAATTCAATTATAGCTTATAAACCTTTTACACACGGTTTAAAAACTATCCTTGATAAGGACTACTGGGAATACAGCACAACAACTGGCAAGTACCGTAATTTATTCCTTAATGAAGATAGAAAGGAAACTGAACGCAAGATTAAAAGCGGTCAGTATGTTTTAGGAACTTTAAACTAAATAATATTAACTTTAAACAGAAACGAAAATGACTAATAATATT